CCTGGCTGCGGCGCATCAATCCCCGACGCGCGGCGGGGTCACGTCCGCGCGGTGTCCTCCCCGTCAACCTGGCCGCGCGCGCTGCTCCTGGGCGGCGCGCGCGGCGCTTTTTCGTGCGGGAGTGCGGATGATGGCGAGATGGACGGCGGAGAAGGACGCCACGCTGCGCGCGCTCTGGGCGGCGCGAGAGGGCGGGCAGACCCTCAGCATCGCCGAGATCGGCCGGCGTATGCGGATCACGAAGAATGCGGTGGTGGGCCGCGCGCATCGGCTGATGCTGCCGGCGCGGCGCTCGCCGATCTGGCCTCGGTCGGAGCCCCGGCCGATCCCGCAGCGCGCAGCGCATCGCGTGGCGGTGGCGGCGGGGCTCCGCCTCGCGCCGGCGGGGGAACGGCGATCCGTGCCGGTGCCGGCCCCCGCACCCGCCGCGCCCGCGCCGCTCTCGGTCGAGCTCGTGACCGCGCGGCTCATGGCGCGGGTGGGCGGGGCGCGGCCGGCGCGCGGCTGCCGCTACCCGATGTGGCCGAACGCGGCGCGGCCGCCGCAGCCGCCGCTCTTCTGCTCGGAGCCGGTGCAGCCCGGCTCCTCCTACTGCCCGGCGCATCACGCGCTCTGCCACACCGGCTTGCGCGACTGGGCGAGCATCAATGGCATTGGCCCGACCAGGGGATGGGGGAGCGTGCCGCGATGAGCAACTGGGCGCGCGGCGAGGGCGGGCGGCTCGCCTTCCATCTGCTGCTCCTTGCGCTTGGGATGCTCGGCGCGCTGCTGCTGGCGGCCGCTCTCGCGCATGGGCACGGGCCGCACATGACGCCGGCCGAGGAAGCCTGGCTCGATCGGCAGCACGCGCGCGACGGGACAAAATGCTGCGATGTGCGGGATGTGCATGTCGGGCAGGCGGTGGCCTGGCGGATCACGCCGCGCGGCTACGAGGTGGAGATCGCTGGCGCATGGCACCTGGTGCCGCCGGGGCGGCTGCTGGCGCCGTTCCCGGACGATCCTTCGCCGTTCGGTAGCCAGGCGCTGCTGTTCTACACGCCGCGCAGCGGCGGGCCGCCCGCCATCTGGTGCTTCCTGCCGGAGCCGTTGATGTGATGGCGGAGCGCGGTCAGACCACACGAGACGACGCGCGAGAGCCACAGAGAGACGGCAGCGCGTCCACGGGCCGAGGCATCCCATGAACGCGATCCCCTCCCTCGCGCTGCGGCTGCCGCCCGCCAATGTCGAGGCGGAGCAGGCGCTTCTCGGGGCGATCCTCGCCAACAACAAAGCCTATGAGCGCGTCGCGGAGTTCCTGCGCCCGGAGCATTTCGCCGATCCGCTGCATGGGCGGATCTATGCCGCCATCCAGCGGCGGATCGAAGCCGGTCAGCTCGCCGATGCGGTCTCCATCCGCCCGGAGTTCGAGGCGGAGCAGGTCGAGCAGCGCGGCGAGAACGGCAAGATCACCACCGTCACGGGCGCGGTCTATCTCGCGCGGCTGCTGCGCGCCATGGTCGGCGTGATCAATGCCGGCGAATATGGCCGCGTGATCCACGACGCCTGGCTGCGCCGCGGCGTGATCGAGGTGGCGGAGGAACTCATCAACCGCTGCCATGGCCGCGCGGAGCCCGCGCAGGAAGGGCGGCAGATCCTCGCCTGGGGGGATGAGGCGCTGCTCGCCCTGGCGGAGGACCGGCGCGAAAGCGGGCTGCGCGACGGCGCGGCGGTGGGCGATGCCATCCTGCGCGAGGTCCAGGCCGCGATGCAGCGCGAGGGCGGGCTCGCGGGCCTCACCTGGGGCCTGCGCGGGCTCGATCGCATGACGGGCGGGCTGCGGCCGGGCCAGTTCGTGCTGATCGCGGGGCGGCCCTCGATGGGCAAGACCTCCATGGCGCTGCGCATCTCGATCGGCGCGGCGGAGGCGGGCGCGCGGGTGCTGTTCGTCTCGGCCGAGATGCGCGCGCAGGACGTGCTGGCGCGCGCCGTGGTGGCGCGGGCGGGCCTGCCGCTCTCGGCCTATACGCGCGGCGGCGTCGAGGCGGAGGGGCCGGAGGGCAAGCGCTTCCGCAGGCTCCGCCAGGAGGAGTTCGACCGGCTGCACGCGGCCACGCGCGAGATGGCGGCGCTGCCGATGATGTTCGACGACGAAAGCGTGACGGTGCAGCAGATCCGCGCGCGGGCGCGGATGATGCAGCGCGCCAGGGGCGGCGGGCTCGACCTGATCGTGGTGGATTACCTCGGCCGGCTGCGCGCGAGCGAGACGGTGCAGCGCTTCGGGCTCAACAGCATCGTCACCGAGCTGTCAGCGGGGCTGAAGGACCTGGCCAGGCAGCTCGGCGTGCCGGTGGTGGTGCTCTCGCAGTTGTCGCGGGAGGTGGAGAAGCGCGACGACAAGACGCCGCTGCTCTCCGACCTGCGCGATTCCGGCAGCCTGGAGCAGGATGCGGATGTCGTGATCTTCCTCTACCGCGCGCACTACTACCTGGTCCGCGCCGAGCCGAAGCGCGGCGCGCGCGAGAAGCAGGAAGCCTACGACGCGCGCATGTTCGAGTGGATAGAGGCGATGCGCCGCGAGAAGGGCCACGCCACCGCGATCATCGCCAAGCAGCGCCAGGGGCCCACGGGGCCGGTGCGGCTGCGATGGAACGACGAAACCGCGCAGTTCTTCGACGAAGAAGGGGGGTGGTGATGGCGCGCAGGAAAGCCACGAACGGGCGCGATCCCGGCAGCGGGGACAGCGCGGCCACGGGCGATCTGCTGCTCCGCTACATCGAGCGTGCGGAGCGCCTGGCCGAGGAGATGCAGGCGCTCCGGGACGACATGAAGGAGGTTTTCGCGCAGGCGAAGGCGGCCGGATTCGATGTCCGCACCATGCGCAGCATCATCCGGGAACGCGCCCTGTCGGCAGAGGAGCGGGCGGAGCGGGAGGCGCTGCTCCAGAGCTACCGCGCCGCCCTCGGCATGCTCGGCGACACGCCGCTCGGAGAGGCGGCGCGGGCGCGCTTCGAGCGCGCGATGGGCGGCCCGCCGGCGCGGGCGGCGCCGGCCGTCTGACGGCATGAGCACGGCCGGCGGACCGCGTGCGCAACCGCGCGGCCCCGGCCGATCGGAAACCCAGGAAACCAGAGAAACCGGATCTGACCATGGCACGTCGTTGTCTCTGCTCCCGCCTCATGGACGCGCTGCGCGCGGACCCGCGCCTGGCCACGCTGCCGCTGGCGGCGCGGATGGTCTTCCTGCTGCTGGCCGAGGCAGCGGCGGAAACCCAGGAAACCGGATGGATTCCGTTTGCGGAACCGCGTCGGATTGCGCTGCTGATCCGCTGCACGGAAACCGAGGCCGAAACCCATCTTGAAACCCTGATCGCGGAAGGGCTGATCCTGGCCGAGCGGGGTGGGCTCGGCGTGCCGATCGTGCGGGAGGCGGCGGATCGCGCGGCCGTGGCAAGGCGGAACGGCGCGGCTGGCGGGCGGCCGAGAAAGGGGGAGACGCCGCAGCAGGCCTATGCGCGCCGCCAGGGCTCGCTGCCGCTGCCCATCGCGGGCGGGAAACCCAGCGAAACCCAGCATGCGAAACCGGCCGCGCCTACTACTACTACTACTACTACTACTAGTACCAGTAGTGGTGGTGGTGTGACCTTCCAGCTTGGGAAGGAAACCGAATCCATCCCTGGTTCTGGTAAGGTGGTCTGTCGCGCGCGCGAGGCGGAAACCCAGGAATGGGTTTCGCTCGGGGTCGAGGTGGCGGAACTCGCCGGGCTCGACGGCGCTCGTGGCGGCTTCGACTACCGGCCGGTGCAGGCCTGGCTGAACGCGGGTTATCCGGCCGAGGCGATCCGCGCGGCTGTGGAGCGCATCGCCGCCAGGCCCGGCTACGATCCGCTCCTGGTGCGGACGCTGCGCTATTTCGACGGCGCGGTCGCCGAGGAGGCGGCGCGGCTCAAGGCCGAGGCCGAGGCGGCGCCCCGCCCCCGCACGGCCGAGGATTTCGAGCGCGAGGCGGCGGAGCAGCGCGAGCTGGAGGACTGGGTGCAGGCGGTGCGTGAGGGGCGGGACGTGCCGATGCCGGCCCGGATCGCCGCCGCTGGCGCCAGGCTCCAGGCGCAGCGCAGGGCGGCGTGATGGCCGCCGCGATGAAGCCGCTTGACGGCGGGGTCACGGCCGCGGTAGCCATGGGGCGTGATTCGTGGAACGCCGCTGGTGGGGCCGGGGCGCGCCACATCACCGCCGGCCCTTCGGGGCCCGCGCCAGCCGAGGGCCAAGTGCCCCCGGTGCTACCGCATTGGGCGGATCCCGACGCACCCTGGATCGTGATCGAACACCGCGCCGATGCCGGCGCGCAGGTGCGCAATGACCTCCGCCGCAACGGGTTTGAGGTGCACTGGCCGCGCGAGGTCGTGCGCATCCCGGGCCGCGACGATTCGCTGCGGCCCTACTTCCCGGGCTACATGTTCGCGCTGCCGGTCTCGGATCGCGCCTCGTGGCATCAGCTCAAGGAACGCGGGCAGTTCTCGATCCACGTCCTCGGCCTGCGGGAGTTGGGGCGTCCGGCGCGGCCGCCGGCGGGCTTCGTCGCGGCGCTGATCCAGCGGGCTGGCGGCGATATCGACGGCGTCATTCCCGCCAAGCAGGATGAGATCGCGCGCCTGAAATCGGGGGATCGGGTGCGCGTCACCGCCTTCGGGCGTGACGACTGGAACGGCGTCTTCGTGGCCGAGCGCGGCAAGCGGGTCGAGGTGCTGCTGACGCTGTTCGGCCGGGATGCCCCGATCCTGCTCGAAGCGCGGCATGTGCGGAGGGTGTGACAATGGCCGAGCTCGTGCGCGTCACCGCCAACGAATTGCCGCAACTGGCGAGCATGTTGCGCGACTTCGGGCGGAACCAGGTGCCCTTCGCCGCGGTGGTGGCCATGTCGCGCACGGCGCTGGCGGTCAAGGCCGATCTGGTGGCCGGGATGGCCAGCGCCTTCGATCGGCCGACAAAGTGGACGCTCGGCGGGCTCTACGTGGAGACGGCGGAGAAGAAGAAGCCCGAGGCGAGCGTGCACTTCAAGGATCGCGCGCCAAAAGGCGTGCCGGCGGGGAAGTATCTGCGGGCGCAGATACTCGGCGGGCAGCGCGCGCTGAAGTCGCATGAGAGGCGGCTCGGGTTTCGGCCGGGCTATATCGCCGTGCCGGGCAAGTGGGCGGAGCTCGACGCGCATGGCAATGTGAGCATGGGCCAGTTGAGCGCCATCATTGCGCAGCTCAACCTGCGGCGGAGCGTGTCGAGCCCTGGTCCCGCTACGAAGGGGCGGAAGGGCGTGTATCGCCGGCACAATTGGTTCATCGTGCCGGTAGGCCGGACGAAGGCCACGCACCCGAATACGTATCACCTGCCGCCGGGAATCTATCAGACCGGGCCGGAGTTCGGCGGCGCACCGCTGTTGGTTGAGGCCTTCGTCAGGCAATACCCGAACAGCTACGATGTGCGGTTCGATTTCGCGCGGCTTGGTGAGGACAGTGTGAACCGTCATCTTCCTGGCCTGCTGCAGGCCGCGCTGACCGAGTTCCCGCCCCGCCGGCCTCGCTGACGCCGCCAACATCCCGTCGCGGGTCCTCCCCGCCGCCCCACCCCACCGGGAGTGATTCGGACCCCGACAAGGGGCGGGATTTTGGTGGGGCAGGTGGGCGATGTTGAGGTTTCTCTTGATGTGCGAGGCGCCGTGAATCCTGCGACGGAATGGCCGGTCGAGCGGCGCGAAAAGCGCGCCACATCGGCGCTTGTGCCCAGCGCGCAGAACGCGCGGAAGCATTCCGGCGAGCAGATCAAGCACCTGGCCAGGCTCATCACCGAGTTCGGCTGGACCATGCCGGTGCTCGTGGACGAGAACGACACCATCCTCGCAGGCCACGGGCGGGTGATGGCGGCGCAGCATCTCGGGCTTGATGAGGTCCCGGTCATCGTGGCGCGCGGCTGGTCGGAAGCGCAGAAGCGCGCCTATGTGGTCGCGGATAATCGCGCTGCCGAGCTGTCCACCTGGGATGCCAGTCTGCTGAACGCGGAGCTCGGCACGCTGGGCGATCTGGGGTTCGATGTCGCGCTGACGGGATTCGAGGCGCCGAAGCTGGAGGCGCCTAAGCCCCCGCCAAAGATCGAGGATGCGCCGATGACGGCGAACTTCTGGATCGTAGTGGAGGGGCCGCTGGCCCACCAGGCGCAGGCGCTGCAGGCGATCAAGGCGCTGGCCGCGCTGGATGGCGTGACGGTGGCCAGCAACCTGCGCGAGGGCGCCTGATTCCGCGCGGCTTCGGCGACGCTCTCAAGGCCACGCGCGAGAAGACCGACAACCACCAGGCCGCGCTGCCGGACAAGATCGCGCTGCGCGATGAGGCGCTGGCGGCGGTAGGCGCCGATGGCCTGCAGCGAGCCGGCGCAGCCCCATCGCGGGTAACGCATGCTTTCCCGGAGACATCATGGATTTGCCCAGCGAATCGCCGCTGCCGCCCGGCGCGGCGGATGTCGAGGCGCAGGCGCGCGCGCTGGCCGCCTATGCGGTGCCCGACCATCAAATCGCCGCATCGCTCGGCCTGACGCTGGCGGAGCTGCGCTCACGGCACGGCCGCGCCATCGCCCAGGCGCGCGCCACCGCCCGCGCCGCCGTCGCCAAGGCCGCCTTCGACCGCGCCCTGCGCGGCGAGGGCCGGGAGGCCGAGGCCGGCGCGCGGGACTATGCCCGCATGATGGCCGCCGCGGCCGACGCCACCGCCGACGCCGCGGCCGAGACGCCGCAAGCCGCCAAACCCGCCGGGACAACGGGCGAACCGGCGCTGACCTGCAATTTCGAGGAAATGGCCGAGACGCTCGGCGTCTCGAAACCCACGCTGCGCGACTGGATCGCCAAATGGGAGGACTTCCCCATCATCTCCCGCGGCACCAACGGCGTCAGCTACCGCTTCGATCCGCACGCCGTCGTCGCCTTCGTCGCCGCGCGGCGCGAGGCAGAGGAGGCGGAGAAGGCCCGCCGCGCCGAGCTGCTCGGCCAGATCGAACTGCCCTTCGGCCCGCCACGCACCGGCGACGGGCGGGAGATTGACCCGGCCGAGCTGGCGCAGCTCTACCGCGTCGCCCGGCAGGCGGATGAGCTGGCCGAATCCCGCCGCCAGCTTCTGCGCGTGGCGGAGGTGCGGCCGCACCTGTCCGAGATGCTGGGCCGGCTGCGCAGCTCGGCCCTTACGCTGCCGCGCCGCTGGGGGGCGCGGCACAACCTGCCCGGCGCGGTGGTCGCCGCGCTGCGCCACGATATCGAGGAATGGCTGCGCGAGATGCACGCCGCCTGGCGCACGCACCTGACGGAAGCCGCCGCGCCCGAGGCGCCCGAGACGGAGGACGATGAGGCTCCCGCCGCCGCCGCGTGACATCCCATACCAGTCCGCCGCCCGCTTCCTGCTTTCCGTCATTGATGCGTTCGAGCCGGTCCGCCCGATCTCCGTCGCGCAGCACGCGCGCACGCATCGCTGGGTTCCCGCCGCCGATGGCGGCCAGTTGCAGAAATGGGACGACACGCTCGCCCCCTACCTGACCGAGCCGATGGAGGCGCTGGCCGATCCCGCTGTGGATACCGTCGCCATCGTCGGCCCCGGCGCCTGCGGCAAGACGATGGTGGCCGAAAACCGGCTGCTGCACGCCATCCACGCCGATCCGGCGCCGATCCTGTGGTATCTGCCCACGGAGCCGCTGGCCGAAAGCTACGTCAAAGGCCGCATCGAGCCCATGCTGGAAGCGCATGAGGCGCTGATCGGGCATCTGCGGCACGGACGCGACAGCACCAGCTTCAAGCGTTTCCATCGCGGGCGCGTCGAGTTCCTGCCCTTCACCGCGACCACGCTGGTCAACAAGCACGTCCAGCACATCATCGCCGACGAGTTCGACGCCTTCGACCCCAGCCTCGGCGATCCGCTCGCGCTGCTCAACCCGCGGCGCCAGGCGGCGCTTGAGGCCGGCGCGCATTCCACGCTGCTGCTGATCTCCCACCCCGATCTCGGCAAGCCGCTGACGGCGCCGATCGCGCAGCAGCGCGGCATCATGCGCGTCTATCTCGGCAGCGACCGCCGCACCTTCTGGTGGCAGTGCCCGGAATGCGGCGCGTGGTCCAGCCCGAACCCCGGCACGCCGCGGCATATGGCGCTGTCCTGGGAGGAGGGCGCAAGCCCGGAGCGCGCGGAAGAGACGGCGCACCTGGTCTGCCCGGTGAATGGCTGCATTTTGGACGAGGCCGCCCGCCGGCGCATGCTGCGCGGGCCCACGCGCTGGATCTGCGAGGGCCAGACCATCGCCGAGGACGGCACCGTCAGCGGCGCGCGCAAGCCCAATCGCACCGCGGGCTTCTGGATCACGGGCACCATGTCGCCCTTCACGAAGGGCGGGCTCGGCGGGATTGCCCGCGCCATCGCGCAGGCCGAGCGCGAGATGGGATCGAGCGGCGACTGGCGCAGCCTGCACCAGGTCATGGTCAAGACCTGCGGCCTGCCCTACGCGCCGCCCGCGCGGCTTGGCAGCATCGACGCGCAAACGCTGGCCGAGCGCGTGGAGGATCGCCCGCTCGGCATCGTGCCGGAGGGCGTGCGCTTCATCACGATGTGGGCCGACGCCCAGGTGAACCGCTGGGAGGTGCTGGCGCGCGGCTGGGGCGAGGGCGCGGAAAGCTGGATCATCCAGCGCCTGATCATCCCCGGCGATCCCGCCGTGGACCCGGAGGGCTGGGATTCGCTGCTGAACCTGCTGGCCACGGCGTCATTCCCGCTGGCCGACGGATCGGGCCGGCACATGCGTGTGCGCGCTGCCGGCTTCGATGCCTATGGCCAGCCCGGCGTGACCGAACAGGCCTTCGGCGCGTGGCAGCGCCGGCGCCAGGCGCGCCTGGTGCGCCGGCTGGCGGTGATCGAAGGGCGCGACGCCTGGGACCTGATCCCGACGCGCGGCGGCAATGGGCGCAACGCCGCGCGGGTGCAGGTGGTCTATCCGAACAGCCAGCGCAGCGACCGCAAGCTCAAGACGCGCGGCGACGTGCCGCTGCTGATCTTCAACCCGAACCAGGCCAAGGACGCGCTGGCCGCGCAGCTCGCCGTGGCGCCGCCGGCCGTCGGCGCGGTGCACATCCCGGCCGCGCTGCTCACGCCCGGCGGCCCGCCGCATGCCTTCCTCGAAGGCCTCGCCGCCGAGCAGCGCGACCCGGCCACCGGCAACTGGAAGCCGTCCAGCACCACGGCGCGCAACGAGCCGCTGGACCTGATGGTCGGCTGCGAGGTGATCGCCCGGCTGCACGGCGCGCACAAGATCAACTGGGCGTCGCCGCCTGCCTGGGCCGCGCCGTGGGAGACCAACAGCATGATCGTCAAGCCCGAGGTCCCGGCTCTCGCGGATGCCATCAAGCCGCCGGCGATCGTGACGGACACGGTGCGCCGCCCGCCGCCGTCCATGCCGGCGCCGCCGGTGGTGCAGGCGGTGCGCGCGCGCCCGCGCTACATCCCCAGCACGCGGCTGTGGGGCTGACGTGGCCGCCCTCGCCGATCTCGAAGCCTGGCTGGCGGAACTGGAGGCGAACATCGCCACCGGCGCGCGGCGCAGCACCTATATGGGCCGCACCGTCGAGTTCCATTCCCTGGCCGACATGCTGCGGCTGAAGGCGGATCTGCAGCGCCAGATCGCCGAGGCCAGCGGCGCCGCCGGCAAGCCAGTGCGCGTGATCTACACGCCGGGACAGAAGTTCCTGTGAGCGCCGCGCGCATCCCGATCGGCGGCGGCACGCCGGGCCTGGAAGCCGGCGCGCGCGACCGGCGGCTGGTGAAGTTCCAGCCGCCGCGCGTGCACGTCAACGAACTGATCCGCGCCAGCGGCCCGACCGTCCTGGCACGCGCGCGCTTCCTGGTGCGCAACAACCCCTATGTCGCCAATGCGTGCGAGTATTTCGCCGCGCAGATCGTCGGCACCGGCATCGTCCCGAGCTGGAAGCAGCTCCGCTCCGCCACGATGAAGAAGGACCTGGCGCAGGCCTTCCTGCGCTGGACCGACGAGGCCGATGCGGAGGGGCTGACCGATTTCTACGGCCTGCAGCGCCGCGCGGCGCGCGAGCTGTTCATCGCGGGCGAAGTGTTCTTCCGCCTGCGCCCGCGCCGGCCGGAGGATGGGCTTTCCGTGCCGCTGCAGTTGCAGATGCTGGCCGCCGAGATGCTGCCGGTGGACGACAACCGCGTCCTGCCCAACGGCAATGAGGTGCGGCAGGGGATCGAGTTCGACGCGATCGGCCGGCGCGTCGCCTACCATTTCTGGCGCGCGCATCCGGATGACGGCACGGCGCGGCTCCGCGTGGTGGATGGCACGCGGCAGACCCGCGTGCCGGCCGAGCAGGTGCTGCACCTGATGGATCCGGTCGAGGCCGGGCAGCTCCGCGGCCTGTCGCGCCTGGCGCCTGGCATCGTGCCGGCCTGGATGCTCGACCTCTACGACGATGCCGAGCTGGAGCGGAAGCGCGTGGCCGCCTACTTCACGGTCTTCCGCAAGGTGCCGGCGGAGCTCGACGCCGGCGCGCACGAGGTCCAGGACCAGGGCGACGGCACCGCCATCCAGGAAATGGCGCCTGGCGCGCAGATCGTGCTGCCGCCGGGCGAGGACATCACCATCGCCGCGCCGGCCGATGTCGGCGGCAGCTACGAGGCCTTCCAGTATCGCAACCTGCTGCGCCTCGCCGCCGGGATCGGCGTGCCCTATACCGCGCTGACCGGCGACATGGTGCGCAGCAACTACTCGAACGAGCGCGCCGCGGAGCTGAAGTTCCGCCGCCGCGCCGAGGCGTTCCAGCACAGCGTGATGGTCTTCCTGTTCTGCCGCCCGGTGGCGCTGGCCTGGCTGCGCGCGGCGGGCATGGCGGGCGCGGTGAAGGGGCTTTCGCCGCAGCGCCTGGTGAATGACTGGCCCCGGCTGTCGGCGATCGCCTGGACGCCGCCGAGCTGGCCCTGGGTCGATCCGACCAAGGACGTGAAAGCCGCGCGCGAGGAGGTGGAGGCAGGCTTCCGCAGCCGCGCCTCCGTCATCGTCGCGCGGGGCGAGGACCCCGACCAGGTGGATGACGAGATCGCCGAGGACCGCGCGCGCGAGGCGCGTCTGCGCCTGCACGAGACGCCGAGCGCCTTCGCCGCAAAGCCGGCCGCCTCGGCTCGGGCCGAGCCGGCGGATGCGCCGGAGCCCGCCGATCCCGCGCCGGGCGCCGCGCCCGATCAACCGGAAGGGCCGCCAGATGAATGACCTGCCGCGCATCGCCGCGCGCATCTTCAACCGCCCGCTGCTGATCGAGCCGCTGGCGCTGGACGCGATGCTCGCGCCGCTGCGCGCGCGGCTTGGCGTGCAGGGCGCCGCGCCCGGCATCGAGCTGGTGGTGACGCCGCGCGCCATGGACCAGCAGGACCAGGTGGCGCCGGCGGAGCGCCGCCGCCGCTACGAGGTGACGGCCGAGGGCGTCGCCATCGTCCCCGTGCTCGGCCCTCTGGTGGCGCGGGCCGGTCAGATCGCGCCCGACTGCACGGAGCTGCGGAGCTACCAGGCGCTTGAGACCGATCTGCTGCGCGCCATGCGCGATGCGGAGGTGCGGGGCATCGTGCTCGATTTCGACAGCCCGGGCGGCGAGGCGGCCAATGTGATGGAGCTGTCGGCGCGGCTGCGCGCGCTGCGCGGCGCGGGCAAGCCGATCGTGGCGGCGGTGAACACGGGCGCCTATTCGGCGGCCTATGCGCTGGCCTCCGCGGCGGACCGCATCATCGTCCCGCCCTCGGGCGGGGTCGGCAGCATCGGCGTCGTCAGCCTGCATGTGGACCGCAGCGGGGAGGACCGGCAGCGCGGCCACCACTACACCTGGATCGCCGCCGGCGCGCGCAAGCTGGACGGCAACCCGCACGCGCCGCTGACGGATGAGGCCGCGCAGGTCATCCAGGCGGAGGTGATGCGCCTCTACGGGCTCTTCGTCGAGACGGTGGCGATGAACCGCGCGGCCGCGGGGCTGACCGCGGCGCGCGTGGCGCAGACGGAAGCCGGCCTGTTCTTCGGCGACAACGCCGTGAAGTCGGGCCTTGCGGATGAGATCGGCGGCCTGGCGGAGGCGATCAGCCTCGCCGCGGGCCGCATGCAGACCGGGCGTGGCCGGCCTACCACGCGTAGCCAGATAGCCGGAGGCAAGATGGCGGATGACGACAAGGCCGACCTGTCGGCCGATACCAACAGCACGCAGCCGTCGGCGCAGCCCGACACGGCGGCGATCACCGCGGCGGCGCAGAAGGCGGCGCAGGAGAATGCGGCGAACATCGCCGCGCTCTGCCAGCTCGCCGGCGTGCCCGCCCGCGCCGCGGCGTTCATCGCCGCCGGCAAGACCGAGGCGGAGGTCCGCGCCACGCTGCTCGCCGAGCGGGCCGAGGCCGACGCGGCCGCCGGCCAGGTCAACGGCACGCGCCGTGTGGACGCGCTGGGCGAGAAGCCCGGCCCGGGCGCCGGCATGACGGCGGCGCAGGCCGCCGAATCCTGGAATCGCGTCGGCCGCAAGCTGTTCGGCGCCGGCTGGAAGGGGATCTGATCCATGGCGACCTACACCGAGCCGCGGCAGGCCGCGGAGTTCCTGCTGTCCGAGGCCAATGGCTTCCTCAGCCGCGATGTCGTCACGCTGCAGAGCAACGGCAGCACCGAGATCAAGTATCCGGCCGGCGCCGTGCTGGCGCAACTCACCGCGAACAAGAAGTTCGTCTGGTACGACAACGCCGGGTCCGACGGCAGCGAGGTGGCGCGCGGCATCCTGCTGGCGGCCTGCACGGTGCCCGCTACCGGCGATCTCAAGGCCGTCGTCATCATGCGCCATGCCGAGGTGGCGGGCAGCGATCTGGAATACGATCCCGGCCTGACCGGCGGCGCGCTGACCACGGCCAAGGCGGAAGCGGTCACCGACCTGGCCGCGCACCAGATCATCGTCCGATAGGAGGCGTCCATGCTGAACATCTTCGCCGGGGACGCCTTCTCGACCGTCTCCCTGACCCAGGCCTTCCTGGCCACGCCCTATGTGCCGAACCTGCTCGGCCGGCTCGGCATCTTCGAGCCCACGCCGGTCACCACGGACACGGTCGCGATCGAGCGGCTGGGCGAGACCATCAAGCTGGTGCAGACCAGCGCGCGCGGCGCGCCGCCCGAGAACCGCGCGAACAACAAGCGCACGGTGCGCGACATCCGCACCTTCCGCCTGGCGCTGACCGACCGCATCTACGCGCAGGAGGTCGCCAATCTGCGCGCCTTCGGCTCCGAGACGCAGTTGGAGACGATGCAGGGCTACGCGATGAAGCGGCTGGCCAAGCTGCGCCAGGACCTGGAGTTCACGAAGGAGAATCTGCGCCTGGGCTGCGTCGTCGGCGGCGTGGTGAAGGACGCCGACGGCTCCACGCTGGTGGACTACAACAGCTTCTGGGGTGTGACGGCCCCGGCCGCGATCAGCTTCGCCCTTGGCACCAACACCACCAATGTGCGCGCCAAGTGCGACGCGGTGATCCGCGCGATCCAGAAGGAAGCGCAGGGCGCTTTCGTGCCGGGCGCGCGCGTGATCGGCCTGGCCAGCGACAGCTTCTTCGATGCGCTGACCGGCCATCCGAACGTCGAGAAGTTCTACCTGAACCGTGACCGCGCGGATGAGATGATGGCGGGGCTGGCCTATTCCAGCTTCACCTTCGGCAACATCACCTTCATCAACTACCGCGGCACGGATGACGGCACGACCATGGCGATCGCCGACGGCGACTGCCGCTTCTTCCTGGCCGGCTCGCCCGGGCTGTTCCAGTGGGTCATGTCCCCGATGAACGAGAACGCGGATTACATGAACACGCTGGGCCAGGACGCCTATGTGATGATGGTCCCCGACCGCGACCGGCAGTTCTGGATGGACATCGACGTCTACAGCTACCCGCTGCCGGTCTGCACGCGCCCGCGCACGCTGATCCGCGGCACGGTGGCATGATTCGGCGCCCTCAAGCGCCGGGCGGCCGCATCCGCGGCCTTGGCTCGCCGGACAGCCGGCGGGCCGCGTTCGCGGCCTCGGCGCGCCAGCGGCGCGCCGCCTGAGCATGCCGCTCGACCTGGGGCGCCTGACGCTCGGGCCGGCGATGCGGCTGTATGGGGCGAACATCCTCTACAGTCGTGGAGCCGATCCGGCGTTCCCGGTGCCGGCCGTGTTCGACCGCAGGCACGCCGCGGTGGGCTTGGGAGAGGACGGCACGCCGGTCTCCATGCTGGTCGCGCAGCTCGGCGTCCGGCTGTCCCGCTTCCCGCCCGGCTTCACGCCGGAACAGGGCGATGCGGTGCAGGTCGCGCTGATCGGGGACCGGCAGGTCTCCGCCTGGCCGCTCGCCACCGGCGGCGTGCTGACGCCCTTCGTGGTCAAGGATGTGCAGCCCGAGGGCGAAGGCGGCGCGGTGCTGGTGCTGGAAGCGGCCTGATGTCCGATCCCGCCCGGCTGCCCGATCGCGAGGAGTGGAAGGCTTTGGTGCAGGCGGCGCTGGCCGACTTCGTGCCGAGCTGCGAGGGGCGCATCCATGTCGGCCGCGCCTGGCCGCAGCAGGGGCAGGGCGTGACCGCCACGCCGCAATTCCCGGCCTTGCTGGTGGAGGACGGGCCGCGCCTGCATCGGCTGGCCGCGACCGGCTTCGTGGAGCTGCGGCTGCAACTGCGCATCCTCGCCCGCGTGCAGCACAATGACGACGCGGTGCGCGAGGCGCTGCTGGACGAGATCGAGATGCAGATCCGCGATGCGGTGTTCACCTCCGCCCTGCTCAAGCCATACCTGATCGCGACGGAGGAGATGGCGAGCGAGCGCGAGGTCTCCATGCAGGGGCAGGCCACCATCGGCCAGGATGCGCACCTCGTCACCTTCCGCTTCGCGGGGTTTGTGTGATGCGCTTCCCGGCCTGGGACGGCTTCTGGGACCGCGCGATGCGCGACGCGCCGTGGGAGATCACCTTGCGGGAGGCGGCGCTGCCGCTCTGCCGGCAGCGGCGCACCTTCGTGGACGGCGGCGCGCATGCCGGCGTGTGGAGCGTGGCCCTGGCGCCGGTCTTCGAGCGCGTCGTCGCCTTCGAGCCCTGCCGCGAGGCGCTGGACTGCCTCAGCGCGAACACGGCGGCGCTGGCCAATGTGGTGGTGGTTCCCGTCGCGCTGTCGGATATCGAATCCGAGCTGCGCTTCGCCCTGCCGCACGCGCGCGCGAACAGCGGGCAGATGATGGTGTCGGCGGAGGGGCAGGCGGCCCCGGCCATTCCGCTCGACAAGCTCGGGCTGCACGATCTGGACCTGCTCAAGCTCGATATCGAGGGGTGGGAGCTGAAGGCGCTGGTCGGCGCGCGCGCGACCCTCGAACGCTGCCGTCCGGTGGTGGTGATGGAGGAGAACGGCGCCGAGGCGCTGCACGGGCTGCCGGAGCGCGGCGCGCGCGGATTTCTGCTCGGGCTCGGCTATCGCGTCGTCCATTCATTCCCGGGCAACATCATCCTGGTGCCGGAGGGGTGCTGAATGTGGGTCAGGTTCACGCGCAAGCCCTACGTGCACTGGATCGCGCCGGAAGGGCCGCGCCGCGGCTACACCTATTTCCCGGGGGAGTGCCTGGACCTGCCGGAGAAGCAGGCGCGCGCGCATCTCGATGCGCTGGACGCCGAGCCGGCCGAGCCGCCGGAGGAGTTCCGCCCGGCCGAGCCCTTCATCCCGCCGTCGCTCGGCCGCGATCCGCTGACGGTGGCCTGCGTGTGGCGCACCGGCGGCGTCTATGACCACCACGACTATGTCGGCCCGCTGGCCCGCGCGGTGAAGCGCAACCTGGCCCTGCCGCACCGCTTCGTGTGCCTGACGGATGCGCCCGCCAGCCGCCTGCCGCCGGGCGTCGAGCCGGTGCCGCTGCTGCACGACTGGCGCCGCTACTGGGCCAAGGTGGAGCTGTATCGGCCCGGCCTGTTCAGCGGGCCCGTGCTGTATCTGGACCTCGACACCGTCGTGTGCGGCGACATCACGGAGATCGCCAGCGCCGACGATCCGGTGCTGGCGGCGTGGGACCTCAATCGCGGCTGGCTCAACTCCTCCCTGCTGCGCTGGTCGGTGGATCTGTCATTCGTCTATCGGCGCATGGCGGATGACCCGGCCGGCACCATGGCGGCCTTCACCGAACCCGCGCTCTACGGCGACCAGGGCCTGCTGCAGGATGAGCTGACCAGGCGCAACGTGCCGTGGCGCTGGGTGCAGGCGCGCTTCCCCGGCCAGGTCGTCTGGCAGCCGAACGCCGAGCGGCAGCACGCCGCGCCGGCCGGCACGCGAATCTCGATGTGGTACGGCGATCCGAAACCGCATGAGGTCACTGGCTCCGCTTTTCTCGCGGAGCATTGGCGCTGAGCGTTTCCACCCCCTGACCGAAAGGAATCCTGCCCATGTCTGGAACCGTTGGGTATGCCGGCCGCTCGGCCGCGCTGCAGATCTCCACGAATGGCGGCTCCACCTTCACCACGATCCCCGGCGTCCGCGCGACGGCGGCGGAGCAGAATCCGGGCGCGGTGGAGATCACTAATGCCGGCTCGCCCAGCGGCTGGCAGGAGATGCTGCCCAATGGCGGGCCGCGCGGCCTGTCCATCTCCGTGGAGGGCATCGTCTCGACCGGCGCGGCCTTCGTCGCCTTCCACGCGCATGTGCAGAACCAGACCATCGGCCTGTTCCGGATGGATTTCGGCAATGGCGGGCGGTGGCAGTTCAACGCCGTGGTGCAGAACTTCAGCATCACCGGCAACTACCAGAACGCGCAGGAGTTCCGCGCGACGCTGATGAGCACCGGCGCCGTGACGGTGACCGCGCCGACGTGATGCCATGAACCCCTATCAGGACGAGGATTTCAGCCAGGCCGAGAAGGCGGTGACCTTCCGGATTGGCGCGCACACCTTCCGCCAGCGCGCCACGCTCGGCGTGCTGGTGCGCGTGGAGGAGAAGTTCGGCCCGGCGAGCATCGTCCTGGCCAAGCTGCAGCAGCGCAACGCCACGGTGCGGGAGGTGCAGCAGCTCCTGGAACGCATCCTGCGCGACCACGCCGATCTGCCGAAGGGCGATGCGCTGCTGGACGCGATCCAGGTGCAGGGCGTGACCGAGACCATGGGGGCGCTGAGCGTCTTTCTGCGCTACGGCCTGGACGCCGACATGCCGCCCTCGGGAGAGCCCAAGGGAAACTGACGGAGCCGCGCGCACTGCCCTATGCGCGGCTGATGGAACAGGCCTGCGGCTGGCTGCGCTGGCCGCCTGCGGTGTTCTGGAACGCCACCCTGGCGGAGGTCGCCATCGCGTCCTCCGGCTACGTCGAATCCCGCACGGGCCAGTCGCCGCGCGCGCGGCTTGAGCGTCTCGCGGCGATGTACGCCGAGGTCCAGGAAGCGCAGGAAAGGGGGGGCGGATGAGCGGCACCAGCGCGGGCCAGCGCACCTTCGAGATCCGGATCACCGGCGACGCGACCAGCGCGCAGAACGCCATGCGCGGCGCCGCCAGCGCCGCGGACCGCGCGAAGCAGAGCATCGATTCCGTCGGCAGCGCCGGCCGGGCGGCGGAAGCGGCGCTGGGCAATTTCTCCGGGCGGCTCGGCGGCGTCGGCAGCGGCCTGGCCGCCATGGGCGCGGCGGGGCAGGCGGCGGCGATCGGCCTCGGCGCGATGACGGCCGCGCTGGCCGGCGTGGCGGCTGCCGGCGATTCCATGACGCAGTCCATGGCGCGGCTGCGCATTGCCACGGGTGGCGTGGCCGCCGCCCGCGACGTGTATGAGCAGCTCTACCGGCTGAGCCTGGTCACCGGCGTCTCGGTGCAGGAATCGGTCGGCGTGTTCCAGCGCTTCGCCATCGCCGCGCGCAACATCGGCGCGACGAATGAGCAGGTGGTCGCGCTGGTCAAGACGCTGCAGCAGGCCGGCATCGTCGCGGGCATCAGCAGCCAGGAAGCTGCGAACGCGATGATGCAGCTCAGCCAGGCGCTGGCGTCCGGCAGCCTGAACGGCGAAGAACTGCGCAGCGTGCTGGAAAACATGTCCCCGCTGGCCGAGAAGCTGGCGCGCGAGCTGGGCGTGGGCATCGGCGAGCTGCGCCAGATGGGCGCCGAGGGCAAGCTCACCGCCGATCGCGTCTTCCCGGCGCTGCTGCGCGCGGGGCAGGAGATCCAGCGCGAGTTCGAGCAGATGCCGATGACGCTCTCGCGCGGCTTCGGCATCCTGCAGGAGGCGACCACCCGCTTCCTGGGGGACCTGGACAAGGCGATCGGGCTGTCTGGCGCGCTGGCCAACGCGCTGGCGGCCGTGGGACGCGGGTTCGAATCGGCCCGTGCCGGCCTGTTCCCGACGCCGGAAGCGGCGGCGCGCGCTGGTCTGGCCGGCGCCATGGCGCGCGTTGCGGAGCTCGATCGGCAACTCAGCCTGTATGAGCCGGGCGCGCGGTCCCAGCCGAACCGGAACGCGATACGCCCTGGCTTGCAGGGCACCGCGGCGGCGCAGGCCGGGGCCGAGCGCCAGGCGGAGCTGCGCGCCGAGCGTGAGGCCGCGCTGGCCGAGGCGCGGCGTCACGCGGAGGAGCTGGAGCGGATCGAGGCCGAAAGCCGCGACCGTCGCGCGCAGGAGGCGCAGGCTGCGGCGGCGCGGGCCGCCCAGGCCACGCGCGAGCGCGACACGAAAGAGCAGCGCGCGCTGGAGGAAGCGCTCGATGCGCGGCGCAAGGCGCAGCGCCAATACACCGAGGATATGGAGGCGCTGCGCGGCCGGCTGGAGCGCGGCAGCATCGACCAGGCCACCTTCGACCGCACCGCCGCCGAGCTGCGTGAGCGTCTCGCCGCGGCCGACAGGGAAGCCGCCAGGGCCGCGCGCGAGGCGGCGCGGGAGGATGAGCAGGCCGCCGCCAAGCGCAACCGCGTCGTGGAGGCGATGCAGGCGGCCGAAGCCGCGGCGCGCCGCGAGCTGGAGGCGACGCGCCTGGGCACCGCCGCGCGCGAGGAGGCCAATACCGAGAACGAGATCGCGCAGCGCCTGCATGAGGCTGGCATCCCTCTCACCGAGCGGCGCACCGCCGCCGAGGCCGAAGCCGCCGCCGCCATCGAGCGCAGCGTGCGCGCCGCGCGCGCCTACCGCGCCGAGCTGGACCGGCTGGACGATGCCGCGCGGGAATCCGCGCGCGCCGCGCAGCGTGCGGCGCAGGAAGTGGTGAACACCGCCAAAAGCATCAGCGACGATGCGGCCGAAGCGGTGTTCGACAGCCTGACGGGGGAGCGCCGCGCTCAGGGCGTGCTCGACTGGTTCCGCACGCTGTTCAAGCGCATCGCCGTGCAGGCGCTGTCGGCGAACATCTTCCTGCCGATCTCCACCGCCATCGTCGGCGCGGTGCCGGGGCTGTTCGGCATCAGCGCCCAAAGCGGGGCGACCGCGGGCATCCTCGGCGGTGCGGGCGGCCTTGGCGGGCTCGGCGGGCTCGGCAACCTGGTCAGTCTCGGCGGCGGCCTCAACAGCCTCACTGGCGGCGGCCTGATGAGCAGCCTTGGCCTCGGCAATATCGGCAGCACCATCGGCGGCTTCATGTCCGCGCCGCTCTGGGGCGGCACCTCCGGCCTGTCTGCCGCCGCGCTCTCGGGCCCGGGCGGGCTTGCCGCGCTGGAAGCGTCTGGCGGGGCGGCTGGCGGCTTCATCGCGCCGTCGCTGTCCCAGCTTCTTGGCCCTGCCGCGCTCGGCGCGCTCGGCGGCGGGCTCATCGCGCAGCTCACCGGCGGCAACCGGATCGGCGGCTCCATCGGCGGCGGGCTGGGCGCCGGTGCCGGCTTCCTGCTGGGCGGGCCGGTCGGCGCGCTGATCGGCGGCGCCCTGGGCGGCGGCCTCGGCGGCCTGTTCGGCAACAACGGCAAGGGCTTCTCGGGCGGCGACGCCCTCGTCGGCCGCGACAATGCCGGCGGGCTGGTCGTCACGGGCTTCGCCGGGAAGAGATTCGACCCCACCGCGCTGATGCAGCAGGCGCAAAATGAGGTCGCCGCCTTCAACGCGCGCATGCAGGCCGCCGGCGTGTTCATGAAAGAAGGCATGCGGGCCAACATCGGCGGCGGGCAGAGCAGGGCGCCGCGCACCCTGGCCGGCGCGCTCGATGCCTATGGCTTCGGGCTCGGCAGCAACGACCCGCGCATCGCGGCTGCCATCGCGCCCTATGCCGGCAACATCGAGGCGGCGCTGGCCATCGCCGAGGAAGCCAAGGCGGTGATCGCGGCGCTGGAGAACATCAAGCCCGCGTCAAACCAGTTCGCCGCCAGCCTCAAGGCGCTGGACGACCAGTTCCGCCCGCTGTGGGAAAGCACCGTCAAGCTGGGCTTCGGCTTCGAGGAGGTCAACGTCGCCTGGACCAAGGCGCAGCAGGACCTCGTGGCGCAGCGCGACCGGACCGTGGCGGGGCTCGCGGAGTCCATCCGCATCCGCGACCTGCGCGCGCAGGGCCGCGACGCGGAGGCGGCGCTGGCGGAGTTCGACTTCCGCGCGGTGGATGAGGTGCGCCAGCTTCAGGACCAGCTCACTGCGCTTGGGGTGGAGGCGGAGGCCGCGGCGGCCATGCTCGACAATCTCCGCGCGACGCAGGCGCGCGAACGCGCGGAGCTCCTGGCCAGCGGCCAGGCGGCGGGCAGCACGCTGGCGCGGCTGGGCGAGGACATCGATGCCTGGCTGCGGCGGATGACCACGACGCCGGCCGGCGGGCTTTCCGCCCAGGAACAGTTGATCAATGCGCGCGGCCTGTTCGATCAGACGCTGGCAGGCGCCAGGCTCAATGACGCCGACGCGCTGCGCAACATCACCGGGGCGGCGGAGGCCTATCTCAACGCCTATCGCGCGGTGAACGGCAGCGCCGGCTTCGGCAATGTGCGGGATTTCGTGCTCGATCAGATCGCCAGCCTGGACGCTGTGACGCAGGCCAGGCTGCCGGCGCCGGCGGCCGGCACCGTGACCATGACGTCGGACCCGGCGCTGCTGGCGGAGAACGCCGCGCTGCGTCAGCAGGTGGCCGCCATGCGGCAGGCGCTGGAGGCGAACACGCAGGCGCAGGAGCGGCTGTATTACGCGCTGCCGCCCGTCGTGGTCGGCGCGCGCGGCTGATGCCCTGGCTGCTGCGGATCGAGGGTTACGACCCGTCGCTGCCGGGGGCCACGGCGCGCCATTTCTCCGATGTCGGCGTCATCTCGGGCGGTTCGGATACGCCCGCCCATACCTATTGGGACCGCCGCATCCTGGTGCCGCCCAGCATGACGCGCGCCGCATTCCGTGGCCGGGATGCCGGCGGCGCGGCCGAGACGGCGCTGGGCAATATCAGCATTGCCAACCTCGATGGCGAGCTGGACGGGCTGGCTGCCATCGAGTGGGACGGCCACACGGCCGAGCTGCTGTATTCGGCGCTGCAGGCTCCGGCGATCGGCGATTTCGCCACGCTGCTGGTCGCCACCATCCGCCACCTGGTGGTGGGCGACCAGGTGGAGATCACGCTGGCTGAGCGGCGCGACCTCGCGGACCGCGCCTGGCAGCCCGCCCGCTTCGCCGGCACCGGCGCGGCCGAGGGCGACGCGGAATGGACCGGCCAGCGCAAGCCCGTGGCGCTCGGCGTGCTGTGGCAGGTCGAGGCGCCCATGATCCTCGAAGCCTCGCTGCTGCTGTCCTACGCGGACCGGCAGTGCGGCGGCGTGATGCAGGCGCGCGATCAGGGCGTGCCGCTGCTGCGTGGCGGCAACCACCCCAATGCGGCGGCGCTGCTGGCCGCGGGCTTCGGCAGCGCCGATTTCATCACCTGCGATGCCCAGGGCCTGCTGCGGGTCCGCACGCTGCCCGCTGGTCCGCTGACGCTGGATCTGATCGGCTGGTGTCCCGCCACGCAGCTTGTGCCCAATAACGCTTTCACCACCGACCTGGCGGGCTGGACGGCCGGCGCCGGGTGGAGCCATGCCAATGCGCGGGCGAACAAGGCGGCTGGCACGGCCTCCGACCTGTCGCGGGCGATCACCACCGAAGCCGGCGCCTGGTATGCGCTGGCCGTCACCTCGCTGCGCAGCTCGGGCAGCGGCGTGCTGGCGATGAAGGCCGGCGGCGTCACGCTGGTGCCGGACCTGTCCACCGATATCCGCCGCGTCGTGGTGTTCCAGGCCACCGGCACATCCACAACCATCGCGGTTTCGGCCGACGCCGCCTGGGCTGGATGGGTGGATGATTTCACCTGCCACCAGGTCTATGCCCGCGCCGGCGAGATGATCCGCGAGATCCTCCTGGCCTTCACGCCGCTGACGCTGTCCGACATCGAGGCGGCGGACATCGCCGCGCTGCATGCCGCCAATGATGCCGCGCTCGGCCTCTGGACGCCGCCGGGCGCCGAGTTCCTGGTGCCGGAGAAGATCAGCGAGATCTGCGCGACCGTCGGCGCCGCCTGGTGGTTCGACGATGTCACGGGGAAGCTGCGGCTGCGGCGGCTGGAGGCGCCGAGCAACACGCCAGACCACACCTTCACGCGGCGCGACATCCTGGCGATCCGGCCGATGCCGAGCGAGCACCGGCTGCGCGAGCAGGTGATCGAGGCCGCGGTGCGTCAGCGCCCGCTTCGCGAGGGCGAGCTGGCCGGCGCCATCACGGACGTGGCGCGCGCGAGCCTGACGGTGGAAGCCACGCCCGCTTCCGCCACCCATGCCCCGACCGAGACGGAAGCGAAGCTCTGGCGGGATGAGACGCTGCGCAGCCTGTTCGCCTACCCCGCCGCGGCGCAGGCCGAGGCGACGCGCCGCGCCGCGCTGCACGGGCCCAAGCGCCTGGCCTTCGTCGTCACCTTGCAGGAGGACGCTCCGACGGTGCAGCCCTGCGACACCGTCCGCATCGAACATCCGCGCTACGGCATCGCCGGCGGGCGCAACTTCCGGGTGCTGCACCTGGAACGCACCGGGGCCGGCATGCGCCGCCGCCTGGCCATGACGCTTTGGGGATGAGGAGATTCGATGGGTCGTCCTGCCATCCTGCGCCACATCGAAAGCGATTCCGGCACGCTCTCGGGCGGGTCGTGGCAGAGCACGCTGCCGCTGTCCAACATCCGCACGCAGGACATCATGCGGGTGGCGCGGAGCACCAGCGCGGCCCAGGCGCATGCGCAGTTCCGCATCGATTTCGGCACGACGCTGACGCGCTACATCAACCTCTTCCTCCTGCTGAACCACAACCTGACCCCGGCCGGGCAGTTCCGCGTGACGCTGGGCGCGAACGCGGATGGCTCCTCGCCCGGCTATGATTCCACATTCCTGGATGCGTGGCGGCCGGTGGTCGTGTTCGGCGCCAATCCGTTCGGCGGCTTCGGCTGGGACGGGACTTCCTATCCCGAGGGCTTCGTCAGCCCGCCGACGATCCGGCTCAAGATCCCGACCGCGCACATGGCCGTGGGGAATGGCGGCCATCGCTACATGCATGTCTATCTCAAGGACACGGCCAATCCGGCCGGCTTCCTGCAGGTGGGGCGGCTGCTGGCCGGGCCGGTGTGGCAGCCCGAGGTCGGCGCGGATTTCGGCATCAGCGTGCAGTGGGCGGACCCGAGCGAGGTCACGCGCACAAGCGGCGGCCGGCGCATCGCGGGCAATGATGTGCGCTACCGCATCGCCCGCGCCTCCTTCCGCTTCCTGCGCGAGGAGGAGGCCTGGGGCTTCGTCTATGAATGGCAGCGCCTCGGCAAGCGGCGCGAAGTCTGGTTCGAGGCGGATTACGACCGCGCCGACGAGGTGGGCGACCGGCGATCCATGTATTGCGCGCTCGCCGATATCGCGCCGATCAGCCAGCCGCTGCCAGCCCGCTACGCCACGGAACTGCTGCTGGAGGAACTGACCTGATGGCGTGGTCGCCTTCATCCGTCGTCGTCGGCGGTCAAACCTTCGTCGAGGCGGATTTCGCGCCGTTCAGCTTCGCCGCGACCTGGCCGCGCTTCCTGGAAGCGCTGCGCCAGCACGCGGCGGATGTCGCGTCGCTTGCCGGCATCCAGCAGGCGACCAGCGTGGGTGGCACGGGCGCGGCCTACACCTACACGGTCGCCAGCCCGCTGCTGGCCGGGCAGGGTCTCTGGTTCCGCCCGCACGTCAACAACACCGGCGCTTGCACCGCCGATGGCAAGCCGGTGAAGCGCTCGAACGGCACGGACCTGGCTGCAGGCGAGTTGGTGGCAGGCACCGAATACCTGCTGCGCTACGACGGCACGAATCTGCGCGTGCTGTCGCTGAATGTGGCGCTCGCCGCGCTTTCCCGCCTGACGCCAGCGGCGGACCGGCTGCCCTATTTCACCGCCGCGGCAGGCGCTGATCTAGCGACCTTCACCGCCTTCGCGCGGTCCCTGGTCGCCGCGGCCGATGCGGCGGCGGCGCGCGGCGTGCTCGGCGCGCAGCAGGCGGACGCGACGCTAAATGCGGTGGCAGGCCTCGCCACCGCGGCTGATAGGCTGCCCTATTTCACCGGCACGGACACGGCGGCGCTGGCGACCTTCACCGCCTTCGCGCGGTCCCTGGTCGCCGCGGCCGATGCGGCGGCGGCGCGCGGCGTGCTCGGCGCGCAGCAGGCGGACGCGACGCTGGATGCGGTGGCAGGCCTCGCCACCGCGGCTGATAGGCTGCCCTATTTCACCGGCACGGACACGGCGGCGTTGGCGACCTTCACCGCCTTCGCGCGGTCCCTGGTCGCCGCGGCCGATGCGGCGGCGGCGCGCGGCGT